GAAGTAGCGAGGCAGCGAGACCCGCAGCGTTTTGAGAATATGGGTATGGGCGCATTAATGGAGCTGATGGCAGAGAGCCAAACTACGACTCCAGAATACGCACCGGAGCAGATAGCTAGACACGGTACTGCTCACTCTAGAAAGAATATCGACAAGCCAGCCTATTTAATGAGCGACCCTATCAAAGATGGTAGTGGTAATGTTATAGCGTCCGGCCCTATTGCTCTGCACCAGCCATCACAAGTTGGTAGTGGATTAATGGCGGCGCTTAATTACACCGCCACGGCTATGCAGGCAATGAGTGGAGAGGGTCAAAGCACATTACCTTCGAGCGTATCCGGTGAAGCTGTTCGGCAAGTCAACCAACGACAAGATGATGCCTTCCAGCCCCTTATGCAGAATGCTATGCAAGCAACCAAGGCTTTATGCAAGGTGTGGATTCCAGCAGCTCAAGAGCTCTACTTTAGCAATCAGCGAAGCCTTCGAGTAATATCGCAAGATGGCAGTATCTCGCAAGTTGAGACAATGCAAATAGAGGAGCGTGACGGCATTGTAGGGCCATTTAAGAACTCTGCTCGTGGGAAATATGATGTATCAATAAAGGCGGGCGAATCTCATCAATCATTAAAAGAAGCTGAGTTAAAATCAGCTACTGAGATACTGCAATACACCACTACTGAGACGGCTATTGGTCAGATGGCACTACTAACGGCAGTACAAGCGACTACAGGCGAAGGCACTCAGGCGATGCGCTCAATGGCTCGCATGAATGAGATTAAGATGCTGATGGCTGAGGGGCTTGATCCTAAGCCGCGTACAGATGAAGAAAATCAGTACGTGCAGTCTCTTATCCAGCAGCAGCAAGAAGCAGCACAGCAGCCTAAACAGCCATCACCGGCAGAAGCTGAATCGATTGCCAGAATGAAAGAAGGCGAAGCGGCTGTAATGAATGAGCAGAACGATGCACTCAAACTCAAGATTGATTATGAGATTAAGAGTCGAGAGCTTGCTATTGAAGAGGCTAAACTGCAACTAAAGGCGCAAGAGATAGGTGCAACTATCGAGTTGAAATCAGCTCAATCAGCCAACCAGCGCATTGATGCAATAACAAAAGTACAAGGAGTAGCGCAGATATAATTCATTAGGGGCTTTATGGAATATTTGAATTATGATGTGTCGTCAGATATGGATACAGTTACTGTAGAGGCTTACAAGTGAAAAGAACGCTAAACCAAAGGCTTGGATTTACTCCAGTTAAGAAAGAGCCTTCATTCGTTTATTATGGTGATCAGCCTTATCTTGACCCTGAATACAGACCTGCTAGGCAGATGGATAATATCGATCGAATGATGTTGGTTTCCTTTATCCCTCCTGAAAAACAGAATTGGTGGAAAAGAATATTTAGCTAATTAATACCAAGCCTCTTAACTGAGGCTTTTTTATGTCTATCTATATTCACACTATGAATGCCAAAACTTGCACTATTCATTAAATTAATTATATAATCACACTAATGGCAACCATCGGAGCCATAAATCCGATGCTATACGTTACCATAGGCGGAGCTTTTGATATGGATTCTGAAAATATGTCTGAGATTGAAGTGGAAACTGAACAACCTGTGGAGGCTGTGGCGGCTGATACAGAGGTTAAGCTAGATGAGCCACAATCTAGTGATGATGAAGTTGAGCTTTATATTGAAGAAGAAGGCGAGCAGACAGATACGCCTAAGCATGGTGAGTTAACAGACGCGCAAGCAAGAGCGGCTTTTTTCGACAAGAACCGGAGGCTTAAAAAGAAGACGAAGGAAAATGACGAATTACGTCGTGAATTAGCAGAAGTTAAGCGAATAGCAGCAGAGGCTAAAACAGTCGCTGAAAAAGTTACTAAAGGCCCAAGACCTTCTATTTTAGATTACTCAAGCGATGATGAATATCATGCAGCTATGGACAAATGGAAAGGGTCTGAAAAGGTTACTAATAAAGCACCGGCACCAGCGGCTAATACTGCAAGTGTCGAATTGAGCGAAGATCAGGCTTGGCATTTACATAAGAACGAGGAAGAGCTTAAAAAGTCTTTCAAGGATTATGATGATGTTAAGGTTAAAGCCGTCGAAGCATTTAGCTCGGCTGGTGTTGATGATGCGTCTCTAGCAATGAAGCAGGTAGCTGCTGTTTGTCATGAGCACGATATTCACACTGGTAAAGTTAATTATGCTATTGGCCGTTTTCCTGAATTAGCAAAAGAACTGGTTGATGCTTCTAATAAAAATCAATCTGCTGTTCGTACTGTTTTGCGTAAATTAGAGGGCAAGGTTCAATCCCGAACTCGCAAGAAAGTAAATTCAGAACCAGAACCAAAACTTAAAAGCAATGGCGCTGTAGATGTTGGTAGTGAAGCCGAAAGGAAAGCGATGAAAGATTATATCGATTCTGGCCGATCCGCTGAGAAATACAAAGCGCTACAAAAAATCCGAAAGGCTAATAAAGCCTAACTAAAGGTAAAATATTATGGCTAATTCAATAGCTCAAAGCAATACGGTTGCAATGTATGATGAAATCATTCAAGAAGCCGACATTAAAACAGGCGTTTCCAAGTCATTGCCAATTTATGGTAAAGACGACGAAGATTGGCAGCGTGCAAATGGCACTATGTGGATTCCAGAGGCTTTCAATGTAGAAGCTCAAACTGGCATCGACTCTACTGGCTCGACTGAAGACCTAACAGACCGAATGGTTCCTGTTAGTCTTGATCGCGCTTGGCATGTAAAACTAAACATTGGCGTTAAGCAACTTCGTGATGGCCGTCTTACTAAAGAAGGTAAGAACGCAGTTTCACGCGCACTTAAGAACAAAGTTGATACTGTCTGCTTTGCTGAAATGATCAATCGCGCAACAATGGTTGTTCGCTCTACGACTGACTTTGCATACGGCAACGCTTCAATGGCAGATACACTGCTAGATGATGCCGGGCTATCTGGCTTTAACCGTAAAATGGTTTTGTCGATTCCTCATTATCAGAAAATCGCTGAAACATTAGCGCAGTCAAACTTCAAAGATACTACTAACTTGACGGCATTTGAAAAGCTTCAGATTCCTCCAGTTGCTGGTTTTGAGTCGATGAAGGCTGACTATCGCAAGAACTTAGCAGGAACGGCTACTACTGGCTTAACTGTTAATGGTACACAGTCTCACACTGTAGCAACGTACACGGATGCAGATGAGAATACTTATCTTGATAACCGTAAGATGACATTAGATGTTACTGGTGCTACTGCCTTGAACGCTGTTGACGGTGATAAACTCCAGATTGCAGATGTTTACGCATTACACCCATCAACTTATGAAACAACGGGCGAGCTTCGTACTTTCTCAGTTCATAAAGGTGCCGCTGGAGAGATTGAAATCTCTCCTGCTATTATCATTTCTGGCCCAGATCGCAACTGTGATGCGGCTGCTCTTAATGGTGCAGCAATTACGTTCTTGAACACTAAGACAGCAGCTCCTTCGGTATTCTATGCTGAAGATTCTGTTTACTTGGTTCCTGGTCGTTTACCGGTAGCTTCTGAAGTTTCAAATATTGAAGCAACTGAAATGGTACTTGAAAACGGTATCCCTGTTCGCTTTACTCACTGGTGGGAGCCTGACGGCGAATCACTAAACATTAAGGCGCTTCTTTACTTTGATGTTGCTGTAACTTGCCCAGACCGTGTTGGTGTTATCTTAACCAACCAGTCATAGGCTGACCAAGGAGGCTTCCGCCTCCTTTTTTATTTAACTAAAATTCGAGTAATAATATGATTCATGTATTTAAAATTGGCGGTGACTGGAAAAACAAAGACGGCATTGAATACGATGTTAAGCCAGTTAATAGCCTATCAGAGGCGAAAGAAGGTTATTTTGCTAGTTTAGAATTAGCTATTGCAGCTATGCCAAAACCTAAAAAGAAATCCAAAGCAAAGGTGGTAAGTGATGAGCAACAAAATTCCGAAGAGTTATGATTTTCCGCTAGAAGATGGCGAAAACTAACTAGCATCAAGTCTAATGGCAATATTGACGTTTACGATGTTCGCTATGTAATAACAAGAACTCACAAGGCTAGATAGCTTGGTTCAAGCTTAATATTTGCGGCATTCACGCAATCAATGTAAACTTGAATCTTAATAAGTAACATCAATGAGTTGGTTTTATCATGACAACAAAAGGCGATTTAGTTGACAGCTCTTACGAGTTAGTTGGTTATGACAATGTAGATGACACGCTACGAGAAAAAGGCGTTAAGATTTTAGAGCGCATGATGTACGTCTGGTATAACCAGTTTATTGATATTGGCTACTCTTTCGCTGATTCCACGGACACCCCTGAAGCTGCTGATGAGTCTGATTTAACGCCTATTTCAGAAGATGCGGTGATTATGAATCTCGCGTTAAAACTAGCCTCAGTTGCCGGTATTTTGACTGGCGGTACGCTTATGAGTGATGCGAAGATAGCCAAAGACAACCTTTACCAACTAACACCTCCATCCATTGCTAGTAATCCTTATATGCCTCTTGGTGCTGGCGCTACTGGTCGCTGTAGTCGCGTCGTATATCAAAGTGAAGATGAAGGCACTACCCCTTTAACTTATGGCGGCCAACCACTAGAGGGTTAAATTATGGCACAAGTTCTACCCTTTAACGGTTTCTACACTGGTAGCGATTTAAAAAACAGTCGCCGTGAGTGTGTTAATTTCATTCCTGTTAAGCATGATGATGGCGCTTTATCTCAATATCCACTTGAAAGCACGCAAGGGATTGGGCCAGATTTATACAGTGATACCGATCCGTTTAGCGGGGATAGGGAGTTCAAGGTAGTCGGAAAGACATTGAAGGCAAAGAGTAGTGGTGAC